GGTGCTGCTTGGTAGCTCGGCACCACGTAGCTGCTTGGAGCCACCGCTGCCGGAACTTGGCTCGTCTGTGGGATCGATTGGACGGTAGCGTCCTGCATAACTCATCTCCTTTTGTAAAGCTTCTAAAGTTCGATACAGATATGGCGTTAAATCCAATCTTGGATCCGCAGCCATCGGAAGATCCGGTGCTTGCGGGTGAGGAGTCTGCATCATGCCCCCCACTAGTTTAGAAAATGCAGCGTATGCACCCTGCAATTCGTTCACCATCCTGAACGGAAAGCCGGATAGCATTTCCGCTCTTTCCTCATCTGTTTTAGATGGGAAAAGATATTTCAGTGCTTCAATGCTATCAACCCCTAACTCTTGAAGGTTTCTTACAACAATTGAGTTGTTAAGAATATCTTGCGTCGAGTCCTCATAAACAGGGCCTAACCAGCGCCACAGAACTGTTATGTCTCCGTCTGGAATTAACCCCACCACATTAGGCGGAATCATCTGTGTTTCGATGCATGCCATCATGATTTGTTTGAGCTTTTGCTCGTACATCTGCATGGCTTCCTTATACAACGCTTGTTGTTCTTCAGGTGCACCAGGTTCCAAAGGAACTGGCTTCTCAAGTTTTGCTGCTTGTGCCAGGGTTGATTTGAAGAGCTGTTCTTCTTGGTAGATGATTAATTCAAAGCACCGACAAATACCATGTTCATAAATAGCGTTTGCTTTCTTCTTTGTTGTTGCAGCGACACGACCGAACAGTGATTTGTATTCAGTTGCGGTAACGCCTGCAGAAATAGAAAGTTCATCAACGCCACCAAGGGCGGTACGAATCTCTTCTCGATACTGCCGACCAAATGCGTTTTGGTCCCCGGTGATTGCGTCGGGTACAATGTAACCAACTCGGTCGTTTGGCTCCAGGTTCGCAATAACGCGTGGCACTCTGATCTGAGCTTCCATACCACGACTGACGGGATCAGCCTTGAACATGGATGCACTCATGGGTGATTGGCTAGCAAATCCTGAGTTAGCGGCAATCGAAGGACGCTGGATCGCCATGTCACCACCGGACTCCATCAGGTCGGTTTTTGGACGCGATGACAACAGCGTTGGGTTGCCAAAGAACGTAATGTTCTTACGCATCGTACGCATCAATTCATCGTGCGTACAAATGGCATTGGCTAGTGCGTCAAAGTCACCATGTCCTTCTGCAGAGAAGCCCTGAGGATTGTTGGTGATTTCAACACATGGAATGAAGTTGAGTGTGTTTGGGAACTTCTTGGTATCACCCGTTAAGGTGTACGTAGGCATGTCAAAGTTGAGTTCAGATTCAGAATGAGTCTCTTCAATTGAATCTGCTTTGATTGACAAACGAATGTATCTCTTTGCTCCAGGGCTGTAAGCGTTGTTAACGCCGGGGGTATTGGTAAGACTCTTCATCTGGATGTCACCAAAGCCATTCATGGCCTTGCGCACCTTGTAGCTGTAGATGATTACAACTTCGTCCAGTTCGCCATCAACGTTGTAATAGGAACGATATTCGTGTTTACGGAAATAATACAGACGGTAATTGTTTTTAGTAGGACGGATGTAAAAAAGTCCTTGGCCATCACAGATGAAATACTCCCAAATGGAATCAAGTCTCGTATCAAGCTTGTTGTATTTGCAAACACGATCAAGGAAGTCTTTACGTTGTGAACCGAAGTTATCTTGGGATGGGAAAAATTCAACTCCTTGGCGAATACCAAAGAGTTTCATCTGTGCAATATGGGACGCAACAATGCCTGTGTCAACAACAACGCCACTATCTCGGTCAAGATAAGCGTTGACAATTTCTTGAAGTCTGGCTTTAGCGTCCGCCATTATTTACTTTGGTTATTGAGTAATACTAGCAGGTTTTAGGAAACCGTCTTTGTATAGCCAGGAGGGAGGCCCCGATAAAATGTTGCGTTGGCTGCATTGGCACCATTGGGAAGATTGCTCATCGCCGCACCATTCCCAGGAGCACTTGGGTCATAGCGTCCACCCATCTGCGCCATAGCGCCGTACAGATTGCTGGAACCAAACGGACTACCTGCCATCGGAAGCTGAGGGAATCCTGGGGCTCCTGGCATTGGTTGCGGCTGCCCTGGGCCATAGACGTCATCAATGTTCTTGCGATTCTCACCGGGAAGAATGGGCTTGTCCTTATTCTTTGCACCCGGAATTTGAAAACGAGGATCAAACGGACTTGCGGCCATTGCTCCTGAATTACCTAAACCTGTGCCGTAAAAGCCACCGGGCTGCGTGAAATAGTTCTGCACTCTAAATACTTCCGCTATGGGACTATTCTACTCTTCTATAACTTCGTAGCCAGCGGCATCATTAACTTTGGTGATGATAATGCCGGTGCCACGGACATCCCAATTAAGGACGTCGCCTTCTTGCCAGCCAAGCTCTTCGACTACTTCGTCGGGAAACGTAATGTACTGGTCTCCGTTCTCATCCTCTTGGACTTCGAGAATGTAACTCATTTTGATTCGAGCAATTTCTCCATTAGCTTATCAAGCTTATTGTTGATTTGATTAAAATTATCATGCATTTGCTGGATTTCTCTTAGGAAGTCTACCTTGAGAACGTAATCTAAAGGCATGCGTTTTAAGTCGTCTTCCAAAACGTCAATCCTTCGTTTCTGCGAACCGATGTAATTAAAAGCTTGTTGGATTTGGTCGTTTTGTCTTCCGAGGATTTTACCTGCGACCCAACTGCCACCGGTAATAGCGGATACAACGGCCGTTAAACCGATAGCAATGTATTCAGGCCCCACGACCAAATTCGCTTTTTTCTAATTCTAAGGTTCAGTAATCAAGTTTACTCTTTTAGTTCAACTTGTTTTGCATTACACATAGTGGTAAATTTTTCGGGGTTATGTGTTTTGATACGATGGCAATTTGCGCAAAGTATTTGGCATTTTTCAATCTCCTCCAGGATTTTAGAAAAGCTGTGTGTCATCATACGCCCAACACCTGCATTTTTCTTATCTGGATCTAAATGGTCAAAATCTAATGCGCAGGCGTCTTTGTTGTATCCGCAGCAAGCACAGCCACGTTTTACTTTCTCTGCCTGTACTAATTCTAAGTTTTGTTTGCGACGGGCGCTAGAAGTTTTTAGCGTATAGATTTTTCTTTCTTCCCATTTTTCTGGTGTAGCCCAGTTGACACGATAAAACCCATCTTTGGTTAAAGGCTCTTTGCATCTGTGTTGAATAAAAACCTTACCCTCTGAGGAAACTTCTCCATATTCCCAAGGGCGGCCAGTGTTTGGATTTAAACGCTTCACTGTAAAAAATTTATTTTAACAAATCAGTAATCAACGTGCAGGCGACCTTTTCGCATTAGCCCATTGATGACCCAAACCAAGCTGTCAACGCAATCATCATGGCTACTAACACCAAAATTAGTCAGCTCTTCAAACATTGCAGTAAAGTTGCGATAACGATTAAAAATCAATTTGCGGTCCTCAAACAACCCCATGCATCCACGGAAGCGTGCTAGTTTATCAGCTCGGAATCCTTTGACAGGGTGCCAATTTAAGTTATAAAGCCCTTCATTAGTTAAGCATACACGTTTAAAGTCGGCCTCCAAAGAAGCCTGGTACTGAACCGCTTCTGAATAGATGTCGCATGTTGAATACGTTGGGTAGTAATTACCATTTTCATCTTGACCCACAATATTCCAATCATTGAGGAGTTCCTTAAGGGCATCTAGTTTTTCAAGATTACCCATCACACGCAATCGACGGTAATCAATAACATGAATTCGATCTCCAATCCGACCTGCAAGCGTCATGACAGTGTAGTCATTCTTCTCTTTGGTGCCCGCCGATAAGTCAACGCCTACCGCAAGACAATCAAATTCAGTTGCAATCTCCGCTTTAACAATCAGTTCTGGTGCCAGAGATAATTCATTCTGCCTGACGACTTGATTCATGTACTGGAAAGAAAACGCAATTGGTGCTTGTCGTTTCTTTTCTTTTAAGTAATCAAGTGACCACATATCTGGCCAATATGAAACTTCTTCTCCCGTTTTGGGATCAGTAAGAATTGCAGATAACACAATCTGAAGCCAATTGTTTTGCGTGTTAAATGTCGTTGCATGGATGTCATCATGTCGGAAGCGCGTACCAAGGCAAATAGCCCTGGCTCCTTCAAACATCGTTGGTGCAATCACAGCATTCCAGTTGTCCTGCATCTGTTTACGGATGTCAGGGTTGGAGATGTCTGCGGCAGATTTAATGGCGTCATCAATGATCACCAGGTGTGAACGCTTGGAGGTCACCGAGCCTTTGAGACCTGCGGCACAGAGTGTAAATTGTTCCTCACCCGTGGTATCAATGCCAGCAAACTTGTGATCGATTGACCAGTACTCATTACTGGTTACGTTCTTGAGAAGACGTACGGTTGGAAAAACTTCTTGGTATCGCTTGCTTTCAATGATGCGTTTAATGGTCGCCGACTTAGAACGTGCAATGTCAACCGTATAGGAGAGATAAAGAATCTGCAGTGGCTTCTTTGCTTGGGTATGCAGACCAATAGCCCATGCCGTGAACAAACCTAAGATTGTGGACTTAGCAGATCCACGTGGTGCCAGGAGATCAACATTGGGTCCTGCAATTTTTAAAAGACACGCACTATCTTCGCCTGTAACAAAGTGACGATGCCATTCTTTATGATGCTGTGCAGGAGGTTTATCGGCTACGTAATCACAAAAGTATCCAAAGTCTTCTCTTGCTTTCTTTAGAGACTCAAGATTACGTGGTACACGAATTTGTTGCCTACGTGCAGCAGCTTGCGCGTTACGTCGATATGCAAGATGTTGATATGCAGGCACAATAAGTAATCAGCTAGTAACTGAATACTACTTCATTCGTTGACGTTTTTGTTTTTCCTCTTCTGTGCTTGGTACTGGCGTGCCTTTTCCAGGGCTGCTTGATGTTTGTCTTTGTCCGACATTGGACTGTTGTCCTGGTTGCGGGCTTCCCGTTCCTTGAGGTGCGCCAGGATTTGGGGAAGTTGTTGGCGGTTGGTTTCCATTCTGTTCATTACGTGTTTCTGCAACAGCGCTCAATACTCTTGCGCCTTCGGCTGCAGGACTTTTAGCTTCACCACCAATGGGTGCTCCTTGTAATTCACGTCGTCCACCAAAACGATTGCGGTTCTCCTGCAATCTTTGCACAGCGGCACCAAGACTACCAGCAAGCGTTGCGTCGTTACCTTGGCCTGTAGTTGGTTGTAGTGAATTCATCATATGTGTATTTTAACTTAACTGTCTTCGTATTGCATTTTGGCCCAAATACTCATGGATGCTTCTTCCAAGGGGATTTCAATTGGGTCATCCTTGAAGATAATTTGTAATTCACGTAGGGCACGATCTGCACCAGCCATTAGCAGTCCTTTGCGATCACGGCTAGACGTGAATAGTTCGATCTGTGCAATGGTGCCACGTAATTCTTTTTGCATGCCAGCGATACGTGCCACGCCAGCATCACGTTTGACAACGCCGTTATCAACGTCTTCTCGTAACTTACGAATGTCTTCCTGCATCTCCTCAATTTCATAGAGGAGTTTCTTGCGATGATCCGGCTTTTTGTAATGGGATTTAACCCATAAATCACACGCAGAAATACTACCTCCATAGCCAAGGAATCTGGCATAGAGGTAGCATTCAATCACCGAGAAAGTTTCCTCGGCAAAACTACAAAACGCATCTTGATCTGAAGACGTTAAGTTGTCGACCCATTGGTCAAACAACTCAATATCGATAGCCTCGTTGCGCCTGGTTGTAGTCTCTGGCTTCTTCTGTGTCTTTGAATTGCTGGCCTTGCTCTGCGGAAGTGCGTTGTTCTGACGCACCTTTACCGATGGTTTCGCGTTCTTGGGTTCCAGCATCTTCTAATTTTTTCTTGGAGAAACTATAAGCCACTTCAGCGGCCTGTCGATATTTGTCAATATCAAACGGGTCGTCCTCAGTCGTTTTATTGACCTGGCCGGGAGGCAACGTTGTCATGGCTTATAGTTGCCTCAAGATCAGAAGTTGGACATCATGCTAGCGAGACCCTGTTGGAAGATGTCACGACGACCTTCAACAGACTTTTGGCGTTGCTGACGACCTTTCGATCCTTCCAAGCGATTAAGAAGTTCTTGGAAGCGATTAAGGTCAAAATCAGTGGCGTAATCAGTGCCAGTTTGATCAAGTGCTGCCATTTTAAAAAACCGTACTTAGGTATGTTTATATTATAAACAGACTTAACCAAAGGCTAAGCCCAAGAGACTATACATTCTTGAAGTGTTATCCATTCGAGAAATATCTTTATCTGCTTGAGCTCTAATACCCATAACTGCTTTATCTGCTTCGCCTTTAGCTTGAATCCCTTTAAGACCATAACTACCTTCAATCTCAGCCACATCTCTTAAACCGGCTGCAACAATCTTTTGTACTTCAATAGCTTTTTCTTTGTCGGCAGTACTGGCAAATTTACGCCAGCGCTCTTCACTGTCGTCCGAATAAAAAGAACGTTTTGTCTCTGCATCTTGTGCATAGTCACTTTGTCCTCTTTGGATCCTGGCAACTTCT